GATAGTCAGAATGCTGTGAAGGTTTATGTTCCTGCAACTGGTGAAGTAGCAAAAGCAATGGCGTTTACTGACAACACTGCATTCCCTTGGTTTGCACCTGCTGGTCTTAATCGTGGTGTTACAAATGCAATCAAATCTAAATACAAATTGAGTCTTGAAGCTCGTGATACACTTTACGCAGGTAGAATCAACCCAATGGCTGACTTTGCAGATGCTGGTACAGCAATCTTTGGACAGAAAACTCTACAGGTTAAAGAAAGTGCACTTGACAGAATCAATGTACGTAGATTATTACTTCAAATCAAGGTTCTTATTGCAAACATTGCAATCAGACTTGTATTCGAACAAAATGACCAAGTAACTATTGACCAATTCTTGTCAAAAGCTAACCCAATCCTTGATGCTATCAAGAGAGAAAGAGGCTTAACTGACTTCAGAGTAAAAATGGACGATAGCAACAATACAACTGAAACCAGAGATAGAAACGAATTGTATGGTGAAATATTCTTGAAACCAACACGTGCTGTTGAGTTCATTGGAATCACATTCACAATCACTCCATCTGGTGCAAGTTTCTCAGATGTTGGTGCATAACAAATAACAATAAATTGAAGACCCGTCAGTGTGGCGGGTCTTTTTTTATTTAGTAGTATTTATGAGAAAAATAACATTACATTTTAAATAAAAAATTATGAGTAACAAAAATAAAAGAACTGGTATTTTAAACCAAGTTATTGAAGAACAAGAAGAATTACAAGAGGTTGTTGAGAATGAAACAATCGTTGCCGACATAGAAGAAGTTGTTGAAGCAGTTACTGAAGAAGAAATTGTACGAGCACCATCATTTGAAGAACAACCAAATCGTGGGGTTGTTGAAGCACCAGTTGCTGAAGAAGAAATTTTAGAAGAAGAATTGGTTGAAGAACCTGTTGAAGAAGAATTTATTGCATCAGCAGTAGAAGCACCTAAACCTGAAAGAACAATTGATAGTTTAAGTAAAGACGAACTAAGACATTTTCAGAGAACAGGTGTTATGCCAAAATAATAATTATTTGTTTTCAAATGATTGAGTATTTATAGAAAACACAAAAATAATTACAGAAAATTAAATAATTTAGAATTATGGCACAAATGATAAGGGAAATCCCATTTAAATACGAACCAAAAAGGGTTAATAGATTCTATGCAGAATTTATTGATGTTGGTGTTGAAGTATGGAGTATTCAGAAGTTCAAAAGACCTTCAATGAAAATTAATAGTGTTCCAATTCAGTTCATGAACGAACAAAACTATGTAGCAGGTAGATATACTTGGGATACAATGTCTTTGACGTTTCTTGACCCGATAGGACCTTCAACCTCACAGATTCTTATGGAGTGGGTACGTTTGCATGCAGAATCACTTACAGGACGTATGGGTTATGCTGCAGGTTACAAGAAAAACATTTTACTTAAATCTTTAGACCCAACGGGTGCTGAAGTTGAAAAATGGTTCTTGGAACAGTGTATGATTACTTCGATTGACTTCGGTGATAATGATTATGGTAATGACGAATTGACCAACATTACACTTGAAATTCAGCCTTGGCGTTGTATTCTTAACCTATAAGATACACAAAACAGAATTAAAAGCCACATTATTTGTGGCTTTTTTAATTATTAAGCAGCCAATTCTAAGATTCTATTTTCAATGATTTTCTTAACATAGTACGTTCTATCCTTAGCCTCAATTATCTCATACGATGGGTTATTATGACTAAACCAGACGATATATGATTTACCAAGTTTAATTCCAGTATATTTCTCGATAATATATTTATATAGTCCAAGCTGTATCGAATATATTTCGAGGTCACTATCTTCCAACATATATAGGTCACCCGTTAAGTGCCTACTTTTCATTTCTTTAGTAAATTCTTTATTAGTTTTCCAATCATAAATCTGAAATTCACCTTTTTTTACATTAAAAAATAACATATCAAGCATTCCACCAATTAGACTTTCTCTATCAAACACCACAAGTTCTGTTCTTATCGGAATTAATTTACCTTGAACGTCTTGATAAAAATTATCTACGTGTTTTTTTGTTATGTCGTATTCAATCTTAACTGGGTCGAAACCAAATTCATTAAGAATTAATTGTTTAGGGTATTCGTATTTCTTATTTTGGAAGATATTTTCTGCGTAGTCGTGAATTGCAGAACCTTTAATCGTACCTTTTTTATTAATAAATTTCCATGCTCGAATAATTTCTCTTTGAGATAACCTGAACTGGTCTGCTTTATATTGTGACCAATAGTCTTCATTAAATTCTTCATGATATCTACCAATCAATGTTGTAACGCTCACCAATTGTTTATCATCCACATAATATTTATGTGGTTCATCATAAAACGTGACATCGTTGAATGCCGTGAATAATTGGTGAGGTATTGGAATTTCAATATTCATAGGAAGCAAATATACAAAAAATTAATTAATCACAATATTTTTTTGTAATATTTGGTCGAGTTGTAAATCTTCGAGTTGTTTAATAATTGCGGTTTTATCTGCAGGAAGTCCTGAGTACCCATGTATGTGATTAATCAATGCATTTCTAAACACGTTTAAGGCTTCTACAATGATGTCTCCACGACCAACTGGGTGTCCGTCAGTGAATATACGCTCTCTATCCTGTGAAGTTAACCTTGCTGCCTTAAATTGAGGATTTCCACTATGTGAAATCAAAGCAATCTTATCACTCATTACAATAGTATTACTATAATACACATTTTCTGTTCCAGTTTGTGGCTCATAAATCACACTAATTTCTGCGGGGTTCTTCACGTTAAGTTTTAGAATATTTCCATTCTCGTGTTTACCTGCTCTAATATGAACTTCGTTGATTCGAAGTAACACATCTGTGTTTACTTTACCAATAATTGCAACATCGGTCTTTAATGGAAACACACCATCTGCATCAGGATACGTTGAAGGTGCTTTATCAGGATTGGTTAATCCAAGGTTAGTTGTTGAAAGTGCAGTATATTTTGAATCGAATTCAATTTTCTGTGGTTGAGATATTACACTACCCATCCAGAATCTACTTCTTTCAGGAAATTTAATATCTTCAAGAAATACTCTAACAATTTCACCAACTTGTGGATATAAATGAAAGAATTTTGGAAGTAATGGATAACACCAAGGTAAATCATTATCAGATGTACGATTATCTAAATCAGGAATTCTTACCTTAATTCTACCACCATCAGTATCGTCAGCAATACTCATAACCTCACCATAGTATATAGTTCTTTGTGGAATAATACTTGCGTTCTGAGGCTTATTGGGATTGCTCGTCTGTATATATGGTTTATCAAATGACATATTATTGTGTTATTACTTCAACAATTGCAACATAATTTCTTTCAAGTTCATCAAGTTCAACAATTTTATTATTAATACTTGTTTCAAGTCTTTCAATCTCGACAGTTGTATCAATAATCTCTTGTTTCAAAACGTCATGTCTGGCTTTGATATCATTACCTCTTTTAAGTAACTCTGTGGGTGTAAGTTTTGTATAGTCTTCCATTATTGTGCTACTCCATAACCTTTTGAATATATTATTGTTGAGCCGAATACGGATACGGGTCCCGTAGGTGAAATACCTGCTGCTGTGATAGTTATCCCCGGGGGGATTGCCACCGATATTATCATGTCTTCCTGAATTGCTTTCACTATTTCTTCAATTCTAATTCTTTCCATGATTTCATCGGGACTAACTGCACCAGAAGGTAGTACACCTACAGGTAAACCTGCTTCTGACTTTCTCGCAATAATACGTGAAGCAATTTTAGTTGGTGACAATCCAGTTCGCATTGGTACTCCAATTAATATCAAAGGAGTTGGCACAGGGGTTGGACTTCCAGTTGATGAAAGACTCAATATTCTGCTAAAACCTTCAACAATTGCATCAATGCTACTGAAATCGATTGCCATGTTACTTTACTGCTTTAAGTTCTTTAATGCTTATCCATTTCCAACCTAAAACCAAATAGGTTAATGTTCTTCTAATCCAATTAGGTTTGATTGTTGTTGCAAGCTGTGTTCCACCCATATCGCCATCGATAAGGTAAACGCCTACAAATTGTCTGTTTAATTTCTGGTCTACTATCATAAATTTATTTATTTAATTATCCTGTTAATGCTGCAATTCTACCTGCAGGTGTTAAACTTTTTATTATACCTACGTACTGATTTATTTTTTCTTTGATTATTTTCTTAATTACTGGTTTCAACAATATCATCAAATATGTTACTGCAAGCATAAATATGAATTCTGCAACGATTTTCATAATTTCTTTCGCCATACACTTGATACAAATCTTGAAATTTTTCATATCATCTTTAGCTGCACTGAGTTGAACATCACCATTATTCTGTAATGCTGACATCATTCCAAACAGTACTCGCACCTGTGGCGCAGTAGTTACTGCCTGTAACATTTTACTCGTGAATGCTTTAATGATTTTTTGAAAAAATCCGTCTTTAATTGTTTGTTTGTTCTCAGCAGTTGTTGCTGCAGTGCCTGTACTTCCACTTGTGCTCTGGTCAATTGTTGCTTCCATTGCATTACCAATTGCAAATGGGTCTGTTGAACCACTAATGTTACCAATAAGACCACTTAAATCGTCAAATGAAAGTGATGTTGGCATTAATCCACAACCCATATTATAATTAACCTGACCATTCACCATTTCAATTGCTTTTTGAAGCAATGCATCATATTCTGAAGGTGAAATTTCGAATGAATCATCCTCATTTAATAGTTGGTCAAGAATTAGCTCAACCTGTAATTCATCATTAACCTGTTCAATGGTTTTACCTTGTTTTTTTGCCAATGTACCATAAATATTGTCCATCACAGTGGACATAATTTCTTTCTTATTTAAAAGTTCTGTGCTATCAATGTATGTTCCAAAATAATCACCAATTGTTGGGTTAGGAACTATATCAAGTTTAGGTTTAATGTTAAACGTGTCAGATGTCGCATTATAATTGATATACATATTACTATATGGTGAATCTGTACCCGAATTTACTATTGCATTGTGTGCAATACTATCAAAATTAGGTTTAGATGTATCATATAAAATATTACCATCGCTTGAAGATGGCGAAACTTTTAATTTACCATTCGTGTCAATGCTTTTAACGGGAACTGTAATTCCATTAGTCTTAAATGTGGTTGGAAATGTGTCACTTGCATTAGATTGTACAAATTGTTTTTTGAGCGCAGTTTTTAATTTAGGTTCTGCCTCACCAATTACTTTGGTAAACATACCACCGACAGCTTCTTTTATTGCTTCAGTACCAGCAACAACTTTCAGCACATCAAGTAGATATGGAATAGCATCACTCTTATTATTAATTGAAGGGAATAAATCTGTCTGCTTTAGTTTCTTACCCTCCTGATTTAAAGAAGTATAAGCACCTATAGTTGTAAAGATTTTCCTTTTACTATCTGCTCTGCTCATTATTTATTTTTACTTTTTTCCTTTTTCTCCAATTCATCTGCAACAAAATTCAATAGCTCGTTTCTTCTATCAGTAGAAACTACACCAGTTTCTTCAGAAGATTCTTTACTACTATTGCTTGACGAAGTACCACCAACTTTATTATCGAATACAACTTCCTTTAAATACTTCAATAACATAATTTTTTGGTCAACGTTTTTAGCTTCGGCAGCGATAAGTTTAACAATTTGGTCACCAATTGCCTGAACTTCTCCACTTTCTTTAATCTTGGTTTCCCATTTAGTGAATAATCTTACAATTTTTGCTCTTTGGTTGTGACTATCGTCATATATTTCTTGAAGAAGTTTGTTTACACTGTCTTCATCAAATTTTAGTTTTTTTCTCTGTGGTCTCATAAAATATAGTTTTAGTACATATAAATACTTTAATATAATTTATGTGTATTTTCGTCTCTCTCTGCCTCAGTCGTGGCATTCCATTCTTCCTTTGTATATAATTTACCAGTTTTACCAATAACCATGTCATGCATCACATAGATTCCTTCAATATCATCTGCAGATAATTTCATTGCCCTTTGATTCGGATTTGGGTCATGAACTACATTCAGATTTTTATCGACAATAACTGCATGTGTTGTATCTTCAAATGTCTGACTTTTAACTACACCATAAAAATAACCACCAACTCCACCATCAAACTCAGCAATCTTACGTATAAATTCAGTATTGTATTTACCCCTATTAATATAACAAAGGTCATACCCTCTATCCTCACAAAAATGGTGCATGGCTAAAAACCAACCATCACCAAGTTCTTTGAAATTAGGAACATCTTCAAGTTTTTCATCGAACAAACTTGCAATTGCTGCTTGCATGCAGTTACCTGTTCCTTTAGAAACAATGGTTTGATATACTTTAATCATCTAAGTAATCCATTTTTTCAAAAAAGTATATTTCTTTGAATGGCTTAATACCAATTCGAATTTCTTTTGTACTCAATCCAGTTTGTTCTTTCAAATATAACAAGATTTTATTTTTCGCAAATTTATTGGTAACTCTTTTATTAAATTTACCTTCAGGACTATCTTCCATAAATAATACCTGCCAGTTCTTCAACACGTTAACGATTGCATCACCAACAATGATTTCATTTTTCTTCATCACAGGGTCATTATTAATCTTGTCTTCGATTTTCTCGATGACAGAGTTAATTAACTTCTCAAGTTGGTGTTGAGTTTCGAGTTCAATTTCATATGTATAATCAGAATTTTCATTAATTTCATCGATGTAATCATCAAAGCTCAAATTAATTTTCTTCTCTGTATAGCTTTTTTTACTATGGTCTTTGTAATAATTTCTAATAATGGTCTGACAATAGCTAAATGCTTTTGTTTTATTACCAGATTTTGTAATTTTATCAGGATTAAACTTCACCATGTGTTCAATCAAATGTGTTAAAGCATTTGACTCAACTTCAACCATATCGTAGTTTCCAATATGAATTGGATACCTACGAAGTATGGATTGTATCATTTTGCGAAAGGGTTCAATCAGTATCTGATTATAAATTCGATTTTTTTCATCCAACGAGTTCGAATTAATATAGTCGATTACTGCTTGTTCTTCCCTTTCGGCAAAATACGGAGCACTGTTTTCGATTTCCTTCATTTATCATGTGTCAAAATTATAGGTTATTCTTCGATAACTAATTTCTGAAGTCTTGACATATCAATTAGTCTGTCGTTTATGAAATTAGATTCATTCGTTGCTGTCTCAAACCAAAATTTTCTTTCGTTCATTGGCATTGTCTTGAGATACACGTCAAACAAACTACCTTCTCTGGATGCCACGTGTTTGTAACCGATTTTTGGCATGGTAAATACTTTAGATGCATTGTTCAATGCTCTTAGCAAGAACTCATACATGAAAGCTAATTTTATGTTTGATTTGTATTTACCAAGATTTTTGAACTCAGATTTTTTGATAACAGCACCACTCAACTTGAAGTCAGTGTATTGTTTCAACGCTGCTGCGTTTAAATAACCCATTTCACCATTCTCACCAACAAACTGTTGTGCCCATACGGTTTCATTTGTTAATTTAATACCCTGATTCAATTCATTAACCTCAATCATCATAGTTAAGAAGATATCGATTTCTGGATAGCTTTGAATGTATTGTGTTGAATTTCTGAAGAATGTACTACTATATTCGTCATCGAATTCAAGTACCGAGAAATAATCGGTAGTTACTGATTCCACAGCAAGGTTAACCTGTGACTGGTAGTCAGTGTTACCTTCATTTATGACAAATGATACGTTAGGACGTTGTTCTGTAGAAATATGTGGCACTAAAGCATTTAATACTTCTTGAGGTGCAACCACAACTATTTGTGGCAGCGCATCAACATTTTCTTGTTTAACTACTGATTCAATTGCTTTATCTAAAAGGATTTGTACTTTTTCGTTAAACTCGTGTACTGGAATTATTACTGATATATTCATATTATTTAAATTATACGATTGTTAAGTTATTTTTTTCTACATCAGGTGTAGTTTGTGGAACGATTGCAGATTCCAATAGTTTGATTCTCTTATAAACTATTTCGTTGTAAATCTCAGTCAATTTGATTTCACTGTCAGCCTGATTGTATTTGCTTGCAATTTTTTCCATTGAATCATATAACTCTGGAGTGATACTATCATCAAGAAATTTCACAAGCACGTCTCCAAGCAATATTGGAAGGTCATAATAGTTTTCAGTCCAAACGCCACCACCTTCAACAATCTTAGTAACTTTACCTGTTTCGTCTCTTTCTACCAAGTACTCTGGCATAATATCTGGTTTCAAACAAATAGGAATAACACCAGACTTCATACACTCAAGAGGAAATGTGCCGAAACTTGCAATTCTGTCAATCCATACTGCTGCGAAATTACCTTGCAATCTTTTTGCAAAGTCAACCCTACGCATTGGTTGTGGTGGTTTACTCTTGGTAAGCATTGGGTCAAATGTTACCCAGCTATAGTTAGGATATTTGCTGAAGAATAACTTAACAAATTTAGAAATCTCGTTAGCATTTCTACCCATAACAGATACTACAGGCTTTTGTGGAATACTTGACTTTTCAAAATATTCGGGAATACCAATGTTGTAAACACTGATGTTGAATTTATCTTTACCATAGAATGTTTCAACCCATTCTTTCAATGCTGGTGAAGTTGTGATGATTTCTTGGATGCCGAATGATGCCCAATCAGTCCCGGGGATTAACGAATTAACCATATAATCAACAGATTGCAACAATCCAACCCTTACACATGGTAAGTTTTTAGTTTGCTCCATTACGTTGGTAAAAACTTCGGGAATAACCATTACGTCTTCAGGACCTACCGTTAATTTAGGGTCTGCCATTGACATATGTTTGAACTGTGTAAGTTCTTTTTCAATCCACACTGGTACGATATAATCACCTTTTTCAACCATGATAATTACTTCGTAACCCAAGTTCTTAATTACAGTTGCGTGAAAATAGATTTCATACACACTTGCAACAGGACTCTGTGATTCAGGTACTACAAACAAGAATTTAGACTTCTTACTTGCAATTCTATCCAATGATACTTTTACCTTTTCAATTTTTTCGATTTCAGCTTGTTCTGCTGATACTTTTAATTCTTCGCTCATTTTACTTATTTTTTATATTTAATTATTTTTTCGAATTCCTGATTGTCGATTAAATCTGCAACCTGTTTCACTTCGATTGACCCTGCTTTAATATTTTCGTTATAGGGTCTGATTATTTTTATCAATTTTTTACCCCAAGGAGCACCAATTTTAAGAATTTTTGGGTCGGTGGTTATCAGCACATCAACGTCATTCCACATATCCAGAGAATCGTCATAAAATTTATAGTTTCTGAATCTGGTGGAAATCTTACTTAAAAAGAATAATGTTGGTGGAATACTGAATTTGTTTTCAACTGAAACAATCGTGAATTCTGCAGTATTCTGATACTGTTCAAGGAATTTATTCACATAAACATCCATATTTTTATACATCATAGGTGCAGAACCAAAGATTTCAAATAAGAAATCCTGATATAAGAAACGATTATAAATTTCTTTAGCACTAATTGGAACTTTCTGTGCCTGTTTGAAAATGAATGCATCTGCTGGTGCTTCACCATTTTCGTCAACCTGATAATCAATAGGACTTATATTTTCAGGTGTATCTTCAGGTTCTCGCATTTCTTTAACTGTCTCGACAGTATCTACAAATTTATACTCGTCAAAATAGTTATACACATAAGGTTTTTCTGCTGGTGCACCTTCTTCACCGAATTCTTCGATGTAATATCTGTCAAACTGAATCCAGCTTGCTCTTAATACTTCATTAATGTCAACGCCAATTTTTAATTTACTCATTATTTCCTTTTTTTAATTGATTCAACTGATGTTGAAGTTCTTCTTGTAATTTATTCATCATTTCTGTGTGTTCCCGAATTAACTCAGGTTCGATAATGTATTTAGGATTAATACATTCAATCTTAGTATTTGGTGAATTTGTTGGTATTATGATTATTTCACCTTCAAATGTTTTAGGTATGATTTTATCAGTTACCTTATTAACAAAATCTTGAATATCTTCAGCACGAATGCCTTGTACTCCAACATATATTACCAATATTTTTGTCTCCATTATGCACCACTTGTTAAACCCGTAGGATTATCATATCTATTTTCTACCAATAATTGTTTAGTATTCGTAGAAATATTAACTTTTTTAGATTTCTTTTTATACTCCAAATATTTTTCTTCAATAACTGCAATAATCGGATTTCTAACGTTAACATCTTCGGTACTCATTTCAATTACACCTATATTTGAAGTATTGTCGTACATTTCAAGTAATTGTTCTAAAGAACTCTCATGTTTATTCTTCATATCAATTTGATTAATATCTCCAAGCAATATGAGTTTACAATTACTTCCAATACGTGTTAATAATGTCAACGAATTATCGAGTGTAACATTTTGCATTTCATCAGCAATGATTATACAGTCATCAAGACTCGCACCTCTCATATAAGCAAGTGGAAATGGTCTGATGATTTCTTTATCAAGTAAAGTTTTCATTGAAGTCTCAAGTATAATCTTCTCCATATTAATGTAATAACTCCACATAAATGGGTCAATTTTTTCCTTCAGGTCGCCTTTTAGAAACCCTAATTCTTCACCCTTTAGCGTGGTCACCGACTTAACAAGATAGATTTTCTTGTAACGATTACTTGTTTTCCTCAATAAACTCAAAGCATATGCAACTGCAACAAATGTTTTACCAGTACCAGCACGCCCAGCACAAATAGTAATCTCGTTATTCTTTATTGAGTTAATTAATTTCTTCTGGCTTTCGTTTTTTGCAATGATTTTAATATCACTTGGTAATAGTTTACCAATTTCACTTTTAATCTTTGCAATCTGAACTCCACTATTGACAGAAACTAATTCTTCAAAATCTTGGTCTTCTTTAAATCTATCTCGATTACTCATATTTTATTTAACGTATTACTTTAATTAAATTAATTAAATTGTTGATTACATATGTTAATACGTTTCTTATTTAAAAATCTTGAATACTGACGAAAATTTTTTTTATAGTATTTATCAAAACAATAATAAAATATAAAAAATTATAAAATATGCCAGAAAACGAAAACACTCCAAAGAGAGAAGCAATTGGTGACGTACTTAAAAAGTATAAAGAACAACGTGAAGCAAATGGAAATGAAAATCCTATTGCTGGAGTTCCACCAAGTCCAGTTCAATTTAATGCAATACCAACATCACCAGTTTTCAATCCACAAGAATTTGAAAAAAGTATGATGCGAGAAACTGACCCTGATTTAATGACTTCATATGAAATAGTTAAATTACCTTCAAAGGGTTTGTTTTATTCAAGTAAAATTTCTGAAGTAAATGTTGAATACATGACTTCTAAAGATGAAGACTTACTTACAACACCTTCATTAATTGAAAGTGGAACAGTTTTAGACATTTTACTTAAGAGAAAAATTAAAACTGCTGGTATCAGTCCTGAAGAATTATTGGCTGGTGATAGAAATGCAATTATTTTATTTCTTCGTAGTTCAAGTTATGGTGCAGAATATAGTGTTCAAGTACCTGACCCAAGGACAAATGTCTTATTTAAAACAACTGTTGACTTATTAAAACTTCAATACAAAGAAGTTAAAGAAACACCAGACCAATATGGTTATTTCAGAGTGGAATTACCAATGCGTAAGAAAACCGTAGTGTTTAGATTAATAACTTCAGGTGAAGACACTAAGATATTTAAAAAAGCTGAAGCTATTCAAGAAGCATATGGTGAAGAATTTAGTCAATACAGTACAATGAAGTTAAAATCCTCAATTATATCAATTGATGATAAAACAGATAGGTCATATATTGACAAGTTTGTTGATGCAATGCCTGCATTGGATGCACTGACTATTCGTAGAAAAATTATTGATGTTAGTCCAGATGTTGACATGGAATACGAATTCTGTACCAAAGACGGATATAAGTTCAAAGCACAATTATCTGTGGGCATAGATTTTTTTTTCCCCGCAACTTAGCGGGTGAGTACAAAAAAATGGTTAATGAAGAGATTTACATTTTAACCAAACACGCTAAGTTCCAAGCAGATTATATCGAGAATCTGCCAGTATATAGAAGACGACACTTTTTGTATCTCTTGCAGAAAGAAAATGAAGAAATTGAAAAACTTCACGAACGTGCACAAAATAAAAACAATAATAGACCAAGACGATAAAAATTCTTGGTCTTTTGTATTTATGTAATATAATAATTGATTATGGCAGCAGATAAAATTAGCGATTTAAAAGCATTAAGTACAGAATATCAAAGACAACTTGATAATCTTAAGGGTATTGGTTCTCAAGAAGAAAAAAGTCGTATTGTTTCTGAACAAATTGCTAATAATCAAAGACTTATTACTGAATATATTAAAGACCAAGGAGAAAATAGTACAAAAAATGCTGCTCAGATTGATGAACTAAGAAAATCAACAGATGATTTAGTAAACTCCGAAAAAAAGGTAAATGATGAACTTCAAAAGGGCATAAAATATAGAAAAGATAATGTTGACATGGCTAAAGCATTGGGTCAACAATTAATGCAGGGTTGGAAATATTTACAAGAATCTGATAAAGTAATTAGAGCAACAACATTAAATCTTGGTATGTCTGGAACTAAGGCTGTTGCGATGCGTGATGCATTTGAAAAATCTGCTGGATACGTTACCAGATTAGGTGGTACACTTGCTGATATTCAAGGTGTAATGGAAGGTTATGCTAATGAAACTGGTCGTGCACGTGTAATGACAGCCGACATGGTTAAAGACATAACTGCAATTGGTAAAGGTACTGGATTGGGTATTGCCGAAGCAACAAGACTTGGTGCACAATTTGAAATAATGGGTATTGACGCAAAATCTACTATGGATTATGTTCAGGGCGTTGTCGATACCAGTGAAAGAATGGGTGTTAATACGACCAAAGTATTAAAAGTAGTTAATGATAATTTCAAAAAGTTAAATACATATACGTTTCAACAAGGTGTTAAAGGTTTTGCACAAATGGCAATGTATGCTGAGAAGTTCAAAATTGATATTGGACAAGCACTTAATGCAGCCGATGTTGCAAGAACACTTGAAGGTGCAATTGATTTAGCTTCACAATTACAGGTTATGGGTGGTGAATTTGCAAAAACAGACCCATTTGAAATGTTGTTCTTAAGTCGTAACGACCCAGCTAAGTTTACTGAAAAAATTGCTGACATGACTAAAGGTGTCGTTACCTTCAGAAAGATGGCAGACGGTAGTTTTGAGAAATATATTAGTCCAGCAGACCGTGATAGACTCGCTGCAGTTGCTAAATCTATGGGTATGGAAGCCAGTGCTTTAACTGAAATTGCTCAAAGACAGGCTGAAATACAAAAAATGCGTCAACAAATGGGTGGTATGGGTTTAAGTGATGAACAGAAAAAACTCATTGAAGGTGCTGCAACATTTGATACAAAAAGTGGTAAATTCCAAGTACAGATTGCTGGAACTATGCGAGATATTTCAACATTAACTTCAGACCAAGCAGATGCATTTGCTAAAGAAAAAGTTTCGTTGGAAGAACGTGCAAAACAAGCAATGACATTTGATGAAACATTTAAGGCAACTATTGAAACACTAAAAGCTGCATTATTACCAATATTAAAAGGTATAAATGTAATGTTAACACCACTAAGTAAAATTGCAACTGGATTAAGTAAACTTGCTGGTAGTGGTTGGGGTGGCGTTGTTACCGCAGCAGGAATATTACTTAGTGCTGGTTTATTATGGAAAGGTATATCAAATAAATTAGGAAATGTAGTTCAAGGATATGTAGATAAAAAAGGTGGTAAGGGATTATCTGGAATGTTTGGAAAAGCAACACCATCAGTAACTCCTGCAGCACCTGCAAGTCCTACTGGAACTATTAGTGGATTAGCTGAACAACGTAAAGGAATTGGTGCAGGTGCTGCTGCTGCGGGCAAAGGTAAACAAATGTTAGGTGCAGGTGCTGGTATTGGTGCTGCTGCAGTTGGATTAGGTGCTGGTGTAGGATTAGCTGCAGTTGGTATTAGTAAACTTGCAGATTCCATGTCAAAATTAACAAAAGAACAGGCAGAAAATTTGAAGAGTATTGCAATGACATTAGCTGTAACATTTCCACTTGCAGCAATTGGGATTGGAATTGTAGCTGGAGTTGCTGCACCAGCAGAAGGACCTCTTTTAGCATTAGGTGCAGCACTTTTAATGATTGGTGGTGCAGTTGGAATTGCAGCAGCAGGTATTGGTTATATGGGAAAAGGTCTTGGTGAAATGTTTGAAAAAACTAAAGGTGGTGGTAAAGAAATGGGTGAAATTGCAGGTGGCATGGCAAAAATGGCTGGAGCAATGGCATTATTTTCAGTTGGTGGATTAGGACTACCAGTATTCTTAGCAACAATGGGTGCAATTACTGTAGCAAGTCTTTCATCAGCAAAAATGGCATCTAACTTAGAAAAAATGGGAACTGCGATGAAAGGTACTAAAGATGATTGGATTGCAGTTCAAAATGCGATTACTGCAATTAGTGGTGCTAATATTAAAGGTGGTGGTGTAATTGCTGATTTAGCAAATCTAATGAAACAACCATTAAAAGTTGAGTTTGCAAACAATGGAAAGGTTTCATTAGTAAATGACATTACATTGAACATTGATGGTCAGAAGTTTATGCAAAAAGCATATGATGTTAATATTGCAATTCAAAAGCATGAATCTCTAAGACATGGAAAATAATTTTCATTGAAACAGTAAAAACACTTGCAATTGTCAAAAAAAAGTTGTACCTTTGACAAGTTTTATCAAAATTTCAATTGCACGTCTTTCAGACAGTCATCAGTTTCAAAACTCTTTCTCCGTTCTGCGAACAAAGAACAAATTTACAAGATTGTTATCAACTTCTTTGAATCCGATAAAAACTCGACAATAAGGGATAACTATACTCATTTCTGAAGAAATTCAATTTAAATCAAAATTACATATTAATTAATTACCAAGCAAGAGTTATTGTCACATAACCCAATATTGTTTTGATATAAAAGAGTATTATCACGTTTTTCGGTTTACTATAGTTTTTCCCAATGTAAAAGTAGGTCATATAAAATTATTCTGCAAGTATTTATTGAAAAAGATTTAATAATGTCAAGATTAGAATCAGGTAATATTATTTTTGAAGGAAAGCAATATACTATTGGAGAGTATAGAAGCATGATATCTGCTCGTAGTTTATATAATTTCAATAATGAATATGAAATTACTGGTGATGCAAATAGTCTTGTATATAAATCGTTAAAGATTAATTCAAATGTATCAAATAGTATTAATAGTATTCTTGGTGTAATTCCTCAATGGCAGGGTATTAGTAATAAGACTTCAATATTAAATCGATTATTACCAAATCAAACACCTTTGGCTGAAATTGGTACTATTATGTTGGCACAACAGTTCTTTTATAACTCAATGGCTCACCTTGCTCAACAAAATTTACCTTCTCTTGATTTAAACAAGGCACTTCAAGGTAAAAATCCATTTAGTAGAAATGTAAATTGGTCAATCACAGATAAAGACGATAATAATAAAAGTTTTCTCGATAAGGTTGGTGGATTTGTAAGTAATACATTTTTTAACACAAATACTATTGGTACACCACCTGATATTACTACCAATTCAGAATTAATTAAAAATACTGGTAAGGCACAATTAAGTAAATTTTATGAAAATATAAATCTTAATTTATATAGACAAGTTAGTACAGGTGGAATTGAAGATAGTAGTGATACCATAATTAAATATGCATTAATTGCTACTGGTGACCCATTAGTAACAAGAGAAAGAATTAAGAATATTGATAATAAGAAAACATTAAGTTTTAGTTTTGATGTAAAAGTTAATAATCCATATTTTAAAGATATTAGTGTAACTTCATCAGATTCTGTAAAATCTGCTAATGAATCAATGGTTAGGTCATATATGATTGATGCGAATTCAATGCAAATGTATGCACCTGATATTAATAGTGTTATTGCATTTGGTAATACAGTTAAAAGTGGTTCAACTACAAATACATTAACAACTTTTATTAATACAAAACCTGCAGATGAATTGGATGAAATTAATAAACAAGAAAAATTAATTTGGGGTAGAGACGGACTTATTAATGGTTCTGAAAATTATATTGCACAACTACGTGGTGATGATGATGCAATGGGAAATGGTAATAATGAGGCTGAAAGTATAGCATTGTTTGGAATTAAAAAAGGATTACTTGAATATACTAAAAATTTATTAAATGCTACAGAAGGAAAATTTGTTGATATAACAAGAAAAGCATTTAAAGATGGTAATGAAATTATTGGATTTAATGGTTCACCATTGTGGCAATCAAATGATAGTACATATTCACGTGCATCTAATACTGCAGGTAAAACTGGTATTCGTCAACACACAATATTAGACCCTTATAATAGGTTTGCAAAAGCAATTCGTTTTAACGGTAATAATGTTTATGGTGGTAATCCAAATTCTGTAATTTATGATACAGTATTGCCAAGAATTCATCCAACTAAAGATGATAATGGTATTGGTATTAACAATAAAAATTTGATGTTTAGTATCGAGAATCTTGCGATTGGCACGATTAAACGAGATACTTATGGAGTTATTGATGATGAGTGGGGAACTGCAATACCATTGAGTGAGGTGGGACCGTTCGCTGGTCGCTTGATGTGGTTTCCACCATATGACCTACAACTTAATGAAACTGCGAGTGCAAAATTTGACTCAACAGTAATGGTTGGTAGAAATGAACCCATGTATAATTATCAGAATTCTGAAAGAACTGCAACACTTAGTTTTACACTTCTTATTGATTATCCTGAACAACTAAGAAATTATATTAGTTCAAGTAATGATAAAAACAAGACTATTGCAGATTTCTTTGCTTTTGGTGGCGACCCATTACCTAATGAACAAACAATTTTGGAATATACAAAACAAATTGAGATACTTAAAAAAAGCATTCCCGAAATGGAAGGACCTGTCAAACAAACAGAACCAAATAAAATACCACCAATAGCACCAATGTCAGTGTATTTTCCTAATGATACACCAAGTGGAAATACTATCAATACCATCATTGATGACATGTATAATGACCCAAGACATTATGAAATTATTGTTGGTTGTGAATCACAGCAGGATGGGAATGGATTTGGATTAAATGAAGATATTTATTATCGTGAAGGACTTGCTGATTTAGGTGGAGGTGCATGGTTACTTACAGGATATACATCACAATATAATGTAGGTGATGTTAAAGACCAATTAGGTGATTGTAAATTAAATAAGGCATTAAAATATACTTTCACGGATAAAGAAAACTTAAAATATTATAGTATTACAATCGAAGGTCGTGCATCAAAACTTTATTTAAATAAAAATCAAGAAGCATATAATAAAGCATTGGGTCAACGAAGAATTGAGGCTACTGCAAAATTTGTGAAAAGTAGATTAAAGGCAATTTTTCCTGATTTACAAGATGCTGATTTAAATAATGTTATAATTAAGAAACAAAGTATTGGTAGTGAAGGTGGTAGTGTGGAGGGTGAAAAGCCAGAAAATATGGCATTAGAAGATGTAAAAAAAGAGAGAAGTGCTACAATTACTATTGCAAGAAATAATGTTAGTGTTGCTGATAAAAAACAAACCACTAACCAAAGTGATGATAAAGACATTGCTAAAATAAAAACCGAAATTGAATATCTCACACAAAAAGTTGCTGAACTACAAAACGTTCTCAGTGATAATATTATGAATAAGAGAAATAAAGATAAGGATGCAATACTTTATGGATATACTTCAATTAGTGGTGATTATTTTTATCCAGCATTTCATTCTCAGACACCTGAAGAATTTCACCGAAGACTGACATTCTTACAACAGTGTGTTAGACAGGGTGCTGCAAAACGTTATGATGTAATTGAAAATGGTGAGCTACGTGCAAGAAATTCTGTATTTGGAAGACAACCTATCTGTATTTTAAGAGTTGGTGATTTCTTGTACACAAAAGTTGTGATTGATAATGTTACATTTGATTATAATGAAACTACTTGGGATACCAATCCAGAAGGTTTTGGTATGCAACCAATGATTGCAAAAGTAACGTTACAAATGAAGGTAATTGGTGGTCAATCGTTGAAAGGACCTATCGATGCACTTCAAAACGCAGCATCTTTCAACTATTACGCAAACTCTACATTTTCAAGCAATGGAATGTATAGCCGTCCATCAAGTGTTGCAGACAATCAGGACACTTACATGCATGGTATTAATGGTAATACTGGTATTGTTGGTGAGAAGACCAAGGCAATGACTACTGCATATGAAAATCTAAAAAAATAAGAAATGCCATACAACGATTATAAAAGATACGAGTTATTAACAAACGCCAATGGTGTAATTGAACCAATGCCGTTTGTTAATCTACCAATTAACTCAAGTGATAAATATGAGTATTGGAATACCGAATTTAGTAGGTTAGATAAAATCAGTCAGAAATACTACGGAAATCCATTCTACGATTTCCTAATACTCTATGCCAATAATGTGTATGTAAATGAATTTGATATACCAGATGGTGAGTTAATCAGAATACCATTTCCATTGTCTAAAGCAATTGGGGATTACGAATCAATATTAAGTAACTACAAAATTTAAAAATCCTTGACATTTTAATTAATATTAGTTAGATTTGCAGTTGCATAATATGTAACTATGAAAAATAATATCGTTGTAGTATTTTCCTCACATTTGTCAGAAGAAGAAAATCAAAATTTCATCAAACACATTGATGATACCATTGGTGCTAAACATAAGGTCGTTTGTTATCCAAATCTAAATCAATTCAGTCTACCTCAAGTTTATAACGATGCAATTAAAAACCACACGGTTGATAATTGCATTTTTGTTATGTGTCACAACGACATTGTAATTAAAACCAAGAATTGGGGGCAGACCCTTATAGCCAAGTTTAATAATCTAAACTACGATATTATTGGCGTTGCTGGTAGCACATATTTGCCAGCATCTGGCGTTTGGTGGGAAGACCGCACAAAAATGTGTGGAATTGTTGAGCATACGAATGGTCTGACTTCATGGGTTAACGAGTATTCAGCACCAATACTTGGTGTAAAAGAAACAGTATTAATTGATGGATTATTCATGTCATTTGACCCAGAAACAATCGTACATCAATTCGATGAAGACTTCAAGGGATTCCACATGTATGACCTTAGTTTTTGTGTACCCAACTATTTGGATGGTTGTAACATAGGTGTAACTACTTCAATTAGAATTTTACATAAGTCAATTGGTGAAACTAACCCACAATGGGAAGCCAATAGGCAACAATTGGTTAGCACGTATTCCAATGAATTGCCAATAGCTTTGCCACCTGAAGTTAAAGACCTTAAAATTAAGCTGACTTCAAAACCCAAAGTAACTGTCGTGATTCCAACAAAGAATAATCTACGATATATTTCAAACAACATCAATTCTTGGAATGAAAATGTTGATTACGATAATTATGAGATACTTATTGCCGACACTGGCAGTAGTCAGGATGTGATTGATAGTTATTCAGAGTTCCTGAGTGACAGGGTTAAATTAATTAGGTACGATTGGTATAATTTCGCCAAAATCAACAACGATATGGTGAAGAATCACGTAAGTACGGACACTGAATTAGTGTTATTCTGTAATGATGATGTAAAACTATTAAATGATGTTCTGAGTAGATGTGTTGAAATTTACAATGATAATCAGGCAACTGTGGGTACTATTGGAATCAGATTGCACTATGGAGATTCGAGTGTACAACACAATGGAATAATCATGGGTTTCGATAGGTCAAATCAACTAAGACTATCACATAAGGATATTCGTAAATCTGAGGGTTATTTTACTGGAGTTAATTACAACTCATTTGGAAATACTGGAGGGTTCATGCTAATAAATAAAGTATTGTTTGAATCATATGGTGGATTTAATGAGGAATACATTGAATGTCTTGAAGATGTTGAATTAAATCTTAAGTGCAGGCATCAAGGTCTTAAAAACATAACTATCAGTGATGCAGTGGCATACCATTATGAATCTGTTAGTAGAAATAAATTATCTGGAATGAACGATAGATTTGCAGTTGATTTTGAAAGATTACTACTATTTATCGAAAAACATATTAAATTATGAGTAAATTTAGTGTAAGTTATAATGTTTTTGATGGTGTAGAACTGCTCGAAGACTCAATTAATCACATAAGAAGTGTAGTCGACCACATATCAATTGTTTTTCAGACCACATCGTATTGGGGAAATAAATTAACTCAGAAGGAAATTGATATAGTACAGTCGTTATATGAGAGAAAACTTGTTGACGATTTATATGTGTATGAAAACAATAATAAAATCGCAATTCACGAGAATCAATTAAATAAAAGAAATCTTGGAATTGAAATTGCGAAAAAGAATGGTTGCACACATTACATGACAGTTGATTGTGATGAATTTTACGTTACATCGGAGTTTAAATCATTAATTGATTTTCATAAACAAAATCCTGAACATATTTCGTATCTTCCACTCATTGCCTATTATAAAGATACGAAGTACATGATAAATCCAATCAATTATATGGATGGCGATTTATATGTTAGTGGATTTTTCCCTGTTAAGTATGAATTAATCATGAATTTTCCAATGTCAATTAAGGTTGACCCTACGAGAAAAGTTGGAACATATGACTCAACAATCATTAAATTGTTTAAGAAGTTTGAAATTAAAATGCATCACCTGAGTTATGTGAGAGCAGACATCTTTCAAAAGGTAAATAATGCACCGTCAAAATTAAGATATGGTGATAGACCAGATTTTTTTAATAAAATTGTTGATTGTTATAATAATTTTGAACGTGATGGTATCGCAATTTCTGCAGATGGTAAACAATATGAGATAATTATGGTTACCCCTGAAGTAAGTTTAAATAAATATTACGAACTAATTAAATAACTATGATAAGTGTAATCTTAAACGTATATAAACGACCATATACACTCGAACGTCAAATTGAGGCAATAATGAATCAGTCAGTTTCAATTAAACCTGAGAATATTCATGTGTGGTATAATAAATGTGATGCTGTACAATATTTTCCTAAAGATGCTAATATAAAAACATATGCATGTAATTGGAACACCAAATTTTTTGGAAGATTTACATTACCATTATTGATTAGAACGCCATATGTTGCAATGTTTGATGATGATACTATTCCACAGAAAGATTGGTTTAAGAATTGTTTAGAAACTATTGAGAAACCAGACTTTAATGGTATTCTTGGTGGTAGTGGTGTTGTGCTTCATCAAAAATCATATATACCTTCAAGTAAAATAGGCTGGAATTCACAACACTTAGATATACCAGCAAGAGTTGATTTAGTTGGACACGCATGGTTTTTTAGACAAGAATGGGCGAAGTATTTGTGGTATGAAGAACCACATTCTTGGGATAATGGTGAGGATATCATGTTTTCGTATTTAGCTCAAAAATATGGTGGAATTAATACTTTTGTTCCACCACATCCAGAAAACAATAAAGACTTATGGAGTTCAGATTGGAATGTTGGAAATGAATTGGGTGGTGATGATAATGCATCATTTAAAATTGGCAATCACTATACTGAGAGAGATAATATTTGCATACATTGTATAAATAATGGGTGGAAGACAGTAAATAACATAAAATGAAAACATTTGATGGTGATTTTAGTAAGTTTTTAAATAAGATTAAGTCTGGTGAACATTTTTCATTATCTCGCTGGGGCGATGGTGAATTAACAATTCTCGAAGGTAGTTCAATTGATTTACGTTCTAAAGGTAATGGTGAGTTTAGATATGACCCTAATTTACCACAGTATGTGAAAATGAGAGAAAGATTAATCGAATCGTATGTCTTTCAAGACGATAATTATTATATTGGAATTGCATGTCCATGTTGTGTGGGTAATGAAAAATATGAATATATGAAGATTAAGTCGTGTCAAAAAGAAGAACAACTTACTTGGGCAAATATATTTGTTAATTCAAATTATCGAAAAACAATCACTGAACTTATTCCAGAATTGTGTAATCATAAGGTAAATCTTGTTGTAAATAAAAATTCTAAATTAGATAATCTTCCATTTAAACCAAATTCTGTAATATTTGTCGGAACTGATGCATGGTATGAAAATTTTAATCTGGGTTCACATTTTGTTGAGCATATCATTATGAATAATATTGAAAATGAAGTATTTCTTTTCGCTGCAGGTCCTTTAGCTAATATACTTACATATGAATTATGGAAGTATGGTAGTAAGAAAAATACATATATTGATATTGGTTCTATATTAGACGAGTATTTACAATTAGAAATAACACGGGGTTATCAATTAGGTGCTCCCACATTAAATAAAGTTTGTGTATGGTGAAAATCGAAAAATATCAAAATGATGGGTGGGGGTTGTCTAAGAAATGTTTTCTTGATATATTCAATATAATTAAGTCGTTAAAGTCAACTACAATAAATGTTGTTGAATTTGGTTCAGGAATATCTACAGAATTTTTTGTCGATTTAATATCCGATGGATATGATGTGCATATAACTTCGTTTGATAATGATGAACAGTTTGCAACCAAGATTAGGCACAATAATTTAAATTTACACATAACAGATTTAATTGAATGTTATGATAGTGATTTTGATAAACTTTTCCAGCAAAAAATATTTGATAGACGAATGTTTTTTAAAAAAATATCTCCAGTTAATACACGTCAAACATCAACATTTTATGATGTATCAGAAGAACAATTACCAAAAGTAATTAATGTTATGGTAGTTGACGGACCTCATGGAAATGGTAGAAGTATTGCATTTTTACTTGGAAAAAATAGATTACTCAGTGGTTCATTTGTTGTTATTGATGATTACAACCATTATGACTTTGTAAATAAATTTCAAATCATATTCCCAGAATCGTCATTAGTATTTGAATCAACGTCTGATTTAGAAAATAAATGGGAATCTGGTGGAAACTATGTGATATATAGAATTGATTAATATGAAAATAGCATTCGCACATAATGTTTATAATCGATTAAAAACACTAAGAGAAACTATTCTCATAGAAAAAAAAATATTTCCAGAGTCACATGTTAGTGTAGCGTGTAATGATGTATTTGTCAATATTTTTCAAGATATAAGTAATTTTAGTGTAGTATCTTTTAATGAAAAACCACATAAGATTGGATGTGTTAATGGCTTAATCCTTTCAATACAAAATATATTGAATCAAGATTTTGATGTTTTAATATTTTCACATGATGATGTGAGAATTAATTTAAATAATGTTGATATAGTAAAATCACATATCAATGATATATTAACAAATAAGTATGATGTTATTTGTAGAAAACCAATTGAAAATTGGGGTGACAATTATTATTTAATGGAAGTTATTATAATGTCAAAAAGTGCTGCAATTAAATTATTTTCAACATTGATGCCACTATCACATGAAAGTCAAATTTCCAAAGACATTAAAGATTCAATATCACCAGAAGTATATCTATATGAGTTGTTAAACAACAAAGATTTAAAAATTAATGAGGTTAAATATGCTCATGAAACATTGACATATAATAATACACTTAGCAATACAATGGGATTTATTCATTTAAATGCTGGTGATAGGGGGTGGAGGGATTAAACATGACAAAACGAGAAGATTTTCAAAAATCATACTTCGATGGATTCAATAAATTAACAGGTGTTAGTGTAGAGGAATTGATGTCATATTACGATGAAGATAATTATGGTGGTTATCCTGAAGAACAGGGTGGTAGTATGTGGGAAAGCGAAGGAAAATCTATATATGTATTAATACGCATTTTAAAACCAAAAAAAATATTGGAAATTGGTAATTTTTTGGGTAGAAGTTCCAATCATATATTATCTGCTGTTGAGAAAAATGATGTTGGTGTAGTTACGCTTCTCGATATTCAAGAACGTATGGAATATGATAGATTACATTCCCAGAATTTTATTCGCATACTAAATGACTCATTAAATTTATTGTCTGAGCCATTTGAATATGATTTAATTATTCAAGACGGTGACCATACGTATCAACATGTGAAAAAAGAAATTGAGTTAATTCTTCAATATAATATGATAAATAAATATTATATCTGGGCACATGATTATTGGCAAAGAAGTAAACCTGAGCAATGTGGTGTTTGGCTTGCATGGGATGAACAAAAAAATAAATTTAACGAATTTCAATCATTTCGTGATTCTGTAAGTGATTGTGGATATTCAATTATTAAGAAAATTTAAAATATGATAGTGGAATTTAAGTATCAAGATACACCAATAAAAATTACCTCACAAGATGGTGAGTGGATTGGCGAAAGAATAAGAAGAGATAATATGTTTTATGAAATTGATTTATTGCATTATATAAAATCAAGATTTAATGACGGTGTAGTTCTCGATATTGGTGCAAATATTGGAAATCATTCTATATTTTTTTCAAAATTTATATTTGAAAAAACATTTGCATTCGAAACAAATCCTACCAATTTTAACTTATTACTGGAAAATAAAAGAATCAATAATATTGGTGACGATAAATTAATACTCAATAATATTGCAATATCGGATGGTAATTATAAATATGCAAATCATGATTTTCTCGGAAACATGGGAAGAAGTTTTATCGTAGAAGGTGATGGCGAGTTGATAACAAAAACATTGGATGATTTTGATTTACCTAAGATTGCATTAATTAAAATGGATGTTGAGGGACATGAATTAAAGGTGTTAAAAGGTGCAATTAAATTGATTAATCGAGATTTTCCACATATTGTATTGGAGTGTAATAATTATAGTGATGATTTTGAAAGAGTGAATCCATATATGTTACAAATTGGTTATAAAAACACAAAAGTAATTGATAATATGTTTTATTATGAGTATCAAGACATTTCAAAGTGAATTTTTTAGGTTTAATGAATTATTGAAAGAAAAAATTAATTTTACATTAACCAGATTTGGTGATGGTGAAATGACAATTCTTTTTAATCAATATGCTAATTTTACTAATAAATTTAATGGGGAATGGGTTTATGACCCGAATAATGAACATCATCAATTTTTTAGAAATAAATTAATTGAGGCGATTCAATATAAACAAAATGAATATTATATTGGTATAGTTCCACCAAGTTTGGTTGGGTGGGAGAAACATAATGAAATTAGGAATATATCTGGACAAAATGAAGAAATGCTTACGTTTTGTACTGTTTATATGAGAAGTAATTACAATTTGTTTTTAGAATACACATATCCGCTATTAAAAAATTATGAAATTATTGGTGTCTTTCACAATAATGCAAATTTTAGTGATTTGGATTTTCAAATAAAAAAATTGTTTTCAGTAGGAGTTAATGCATGGATGACAGATTATTATTTAACTGATGAAATTCCAAAATACATTAGAGAAAATAAAATAAAAAATCATTTATTTTTATTTGCAGCAGGACCTTTAGCACCAATTTTAATTAAGGAATGTCATATGGTTGAACCTGAAAACTCATATATAAATATTGGCTCGACAATGGACATGTTGGTTGGTTTAGGTGGAACAAGGCATTATTTGCGTGGTGAAGCAAATGAAAATATAAATATGGATGATTGGTATGGTGATAAAATGTTACGAATATGAAAACAAATGTATTTTTGGATTGTGGTGGTCATTATGGTGAAGGTTTAAGAGAATTTATTGAAATGTATAAAATCAATAATGAATGGATAGTTGAAACGTTTGAACCCAATCCTGAATGTCGTTATAATGAAAAAATTTCTGACGTTAAATTAAGTAATTTAATATTACATAATAAGGCTGTGTGGATATTTGACGGTAATATTAATTTTTCTGTGGAAAATCTTGAAATATGGCATGACAATGATGAGTCAGTCATCACCGAATTAAATTCTACACATTTAACTCGTACAAAAAAACCAATTTTAGTGGAATGTGTAGATTTTCATAAAATATTATTAAAATACCCTAAAGATGAATTTAATGTAATTGTTAAATTAGATATTGAGGGAGCAGAATATAGGGTATTAAGACACGTAATTGCATCTGGTTCGGCAATAAACATCACCAAATTGTTTGTTGAATGGCATCACGTTGATTTGACTAATGAAAATCAAGATACCACAAATAATTTAATTAACACATTGACCATGATTGGTGTAAATGTAAATAATTGGAAATAATGAAATTTGCAACACACATAGTATTGTTTGGTCAAGACAAGTGGATTATGAAAAACATTGAAAATTCATATTCACATGTTGATAAAATATATATTGCATATAGTGACAAACCTTGGGCATATAATCCAAAAGCACGTGATGAATATAAAAATTCGTTTGATTTAAATCTCATTAAGAATTCAAAATTTTATGATAAAATTACAATAATTATTGGAGATTGGCTTACTGAGGAAGACCAAAGAAATGCGTGTGTAAATAGAGCAAAAGTGGATGGTATTGATTATCTTATGATTCATGATGCTGATGAATTTTATTTTCATAATGATTTTGAGAAAATAAAAAACTTTATTATTGATAATCCAAATTATGATATATATACCTGTGGTTGGATTAGTTTTTGGAAATCATTTAACTATATTACAGTTCCACAGTCATTAGATAAAATCATTGGTAATCCTCAGATATTTATAAACTTGAAAAATGGTACGAGTTTCGAGAGAAAAAGAAAACCAGTCGGAAATAAAATAATAAATATTCCAGATATTATTTGTTTTCATGCATCATACGTGCTCTCAAATTTAGAACTTTATGAGAAATTAAAGACTTGGGGTCATCACAATGATTTTAATGTTGATGTGTGGTATAACGATATTTGGTTAAAATGGCATCCAGATATGATTAATATGCATCCAATAAACCCTTCTGCTTGGTATAAAGCAATTGAATTTAATGATAAATTACCTGAAGTATTAAACGATTTAAACTAATGATATTATTAGCATACGGAACACGACCAGAATACATTAAACTCAAGTCACTAATTCATGAGTTTGATATCAATAACTATCCATATAAAACACTATTTACTGGACAACATAAGGATTTATTAAAAGAATTACATCCAGATTTCACAATTAATATTCATGAATTTGTTGATGGAAATAGATTGGATGCTATTGTGGCATCTATACTTGATTTTTTCTCAATAACAAAAGGTGCTCTTGATGGAATTACACATGTTTTAGTACAAGGCGATACAACTTCAGCAATGGCAGTTGCACTTACCGCATTCCATCATGGAATTAAAGTAATTCACTTAGAAGCAGGACTTCGAACATATGATAGAAAAAATCCATATCCAGAAGAAATTAATCGGAAGTTAATATCACAAATAGCTGATATTCATTTATGTCCAACAGAAGCTAATAGAAATAATTTATGGTTTGAAAAAATTATTCATGATAATATTTACGTTGTTGGAAACACTGTTGTAGATAACCTATTTCCATATAAGAAAAATTGTGAATATACTGATAAGATACTAATTACACTACATAGGCGTGAAAATCATCATTGGCTTGACCAGTGGTTTATTGAAATAAATAAATTGGCAGAACAATTTCCACAATATGAATTTATTTTACCAATACATCCTAATCCTAATGTGCAAAAACATAGACATTTATTGAAGAACGTTAAGGTTATCGACCCATTACCATATGAAGAAATGCTTAATCTTTTAGTGAAAACGAGGTTGGTGATTACTGATAGTGGTGGATTACAAGAAGAAAGTAGTTTTTTTAATAAAAAATGTTTAACTTGCAGAATTATTACCGAAAGACCAGAGGCAATTGGGCAAAGCACGTTTATGGTAGAATCACCAATGGTATTACATGAGATATTTAATTACCATATCGATGATTATGAAATTGATTTTATTAGTCCTTTTGGTGACGGACATTCGGCAGAAAAAATTTACCAAATATTAAAAAAAATTAAATAAGTGCAATGGCAAAGAAAAACAAGAAAATCGTTGAACATAAGGTAGAAGCCGAACCAATAAATTTATCTGTTGTTCAAATTCAGATTGAATACAATAATGAATTAACTCAGTTATATGCATATCCAAATGATATTATGACAAATATGATATTATTTGGAAAGTTTTTTGCTGAACCCAAATTTTACGAACAGAATATTTTAGAATATATTCGTGGAAAATTTAGTAGTGGTGGAACAGCATTAGATATTGGTGCAAATATTGGAAATCATTCAATGTTTTTTAGTAAATTCATTTTTGATAAGACAATATCGTTTGAAGCAAATTATAGAAATTTCGCTGTTTTATGTAAGAATAAGGAATTGAATAATATCAGTGACGATAAATTAGAACTACATCAAGTTGCATTATCAGATGGTGAATATAAGTATAGTTTTCTTGAATATCAGGATAATATGGGTGGCACTAAGGTTGTTGAGGGTGATGTTGGCGAAATTCTAACAGCCAAGATTGACAGTTTCAATCTACCAAAAGTTGACTTCATTAAATTGGATGTCGAAGGTCATGAGGTTAAGGTATTAAAAGGTGCTATCGATTTAATTAAAAGAGATTCACCTGATATTATGGTTGAATGTAATATACATGAAGAATCGAGTTTTAAAAATGTTAATCAGTATATGGAAAGTATCGATTATCATTTAATTGATGTGTTTAGAGATAATCAAATGTTTTATTACGAGCACAAGAATAAATAATATGAAAATAGCTAACGTTGTTTACGACAAAGAATTGGTAAATCATACTGTGGTTGAATATGTTAATTATTATTCAGAACCAATCGAGTACGATAAACTCGATAAGACCTTGCCAACACTTTATGTGGGTTGGTCATTCATGAAAGCCTGTAATCCCAACAACGAAATCTTTCAAAACGCTGATATATTAAAGAAGAAGATAATTACCAATGAATTGTATTGGGAATTTAGCTTTGAAGAAAGCAAAGCATCACATGTTAAAGGAGTTGACACCTTTGCAGGTTTAGCACCACAATTTTATTTCACACCA